GAGCTAGCCGAGACCGACCCTGCGCAGGCAGAGCGGTTCTTCGGTAACCGGATCGTCGCCGGTGCCGGTGCGTGGATCGAGCACAACCTGTGGGAGGCCCGAGCCAATGGCGCCCGCACGGTTGCTGACAAGACGCCGATTGTCCTCGGGTTCGATGGCTCGGACGTGGATGACTGGACAGCCTTTCGCGCTGAGACCCTGGACGGGTACCAGTTCACCCCAACGTTTGGGCCCAACCGTCTGCCGACCATTTGGAATCCGGCCGACTACGGGGGTCAGGTTCCGAGGCTGGAAGTCAGCGCCGCACTTGACGAGATCATGAAGCGCTATGACGTCAAGCTCCTGTACGCCGACCCGCCTTACTGGGATTCGGAAGTAGACCAGTGGGCAGCGCAGTACGGCGACCGCGTGGTTATCAGTTGGTACACCCGCCGGGTGGTCCAGATGCATGCCGCCGCTGAGCGCCTGAAGACAGACATAGCCAAGGCTGACACCACGTTCAGCCACGATGGTTGCCCGATCACGTCCGGCCACATGCGGAATGCCCGCTCAATGGCTCGACCGCAGGGCCGCTACGTGCTGGCCAAGTCAGCGCAAGACCAAAAGATCGACGTAGCCGTTACATCGATCCTCACGCACGAAGCCGCTATGGACGCTATCGCCGCTGGCATGGCTGCACCTAAGCGCAAGTCCTATTACTACGGAGCATGAAAGGTGGCCCGGTGGCAACTGAGGCTGAAGCCCTACGGCTCATCGGGCTACTCGAAGATGAGCTACGCACCCGCCGAACGGAGATCGACCGGAACGAGCGCTACTACCGTGGTAAGCAGCCGCTGAGGTTTGCCTCAGATGAGTTCAAGAAGTACCACGGGCAGCGCTACCAGGGCTTTGCAGACAACTGGGTACAGGTTGTGGCTGATGCCCCGGTCGAGCGCCTCACGGTGACGGGTGTCATGCCCACCGGTGCCACGCAGGCCGATCCCGAGTCGTGGCGTGTCTGGCAGATGAACGGCCTAGACGCTGACTCGCAGCTTGGCTTCCTGGGGGCCGTGAACTCCGGGCGTGCGTTCGTGCTCGTCTGGGGTGACCCGGAAGACCCGGAGACGCCGCAGGTCACCTTCGAGGATGCCTCGCAGTGCATCGTGGCGTATGAGCCTGGCTCGCGTCGCAATCGCATTGCTGCACTCAAGCGGTGGGAGGATGGCGGCGACGACTACGCAACGCTGTATCTCGCTGATGAGGTCTGGAAGTTCAAGCGTGCCCGCAGTGGTCAGGCTCAGAAGTCGACCGGCCTACAGGATGTCGACGACGAGCTAAAGAAGTGGGAACTACGCGACTCGGGCGAGGAGCCGAACCCACAGCCCAACCCGCTGGGCGTTGTCCCGATGGTCGAGCTACTCAACCGGCCTACCCTGGTCGGCGAGCCTGTCTCGGACATCAGCGGCGTGATCGCGATTCAGGATGCGGTCAACCTCCTGTGGGCGCAGCTATTCACCACGTCTGACTATGCGTCGTTCCCGACCCGCATCGTCCTCGGTGCTGAACGCCCCGTAGTCCCCGTGCTCGACGCATCCGGCGCCATTGTTGGTGAACGGCCCGTTGACATGGAGAAGTTCGCGGTAGACCGAGTCCAGTTCTTCACGGGCGACAACGTCCGCACCGAGGAATGGTCAGCGGCCAACCTCAACGCCTACGCGGACATCATTGAAACGGCCGTCGGTCACATCGCTGCTCAGACCCGTACGCCTGCCCATTACCTAATCGGCAAGATGGCGAACCTGTCCGGTGATGCGCTGATCGCTGCTGAGACCGGTCTAGTAAAGCGGGTCGACGAAAAGCAGTTGTGGTTCGGCCAGGCTCTCCGCGAGGTGTTCCGCCTGATCGCGCTTGCGCAGGGCGATGAAGTCAAGGCCGAGGCTATTTCCGGTGGCCGGGTTCTCTGGGCTGATGCTCAGTCCCGTTCGCAGGCGCAGCTAACTGACGCGCTGCTCAAGCTCAAGACCCTTGGGTTCCCCTTCGAGTTCCTCGCGCTTCAGTACGGCCTCACGCCGACCGAGGTGGTTGACCTTATGGCCATGCGTGAGAAGGAATCGATGGCTGATCCGATGGGCGCATTCACACAGATGCTGTCCAAGGATCCGGCACAGGGAGCAATAACCGATGGCAACCAGCCTCAGGGCGAACCAACACCAGTTGGAGCGTGAGGGACTAGCAAACGCCACAGCGCGGGCAGTGCTCGCCGAGTGGTCAAAGGTCAACCCGGACGCCGTGGCGAACAGTTGGGTAAGTCTCCTGCCACGCGTCACAGCCATGGTGCAGGCCGGGCAGCTCCACGCCGCTGAAGGAACGCACACCTTCATGCGTGAACTGCTCGGCCCACACGCGGTGCTCGACGCTCCGGAGATTGAACCGGCGCAGTTCGCTAGCACCACCCCGGACGGCCGGAACCTTATGGGTGTCCTGGCTCGCTCCATTCCCACCGTGCTGTCATTCCTCGGCCAGGGGGAGAGCCTCGCATCATCAATGCTGCGGGGCGCAACCTTCCTGGATTTCGTGGTCCGCACGGTGGTCGCTGATACCGGCAGGCAGGCAGACCAGGCCGCCATGGTTGCCAATCAGCGGGTGACGTCGTACATCCGTGTTGTAGAGGGTGGTTCGTGTTCCCGGTGCCTCATCCTGGCCGGGCGCGAGTACGGCGTTTCCAGCGGGTTCCTGCGGCATCCTCGCTGCCATTGCACGATGGAGCCAGTCACCCGCGAGCACACGCCTAAGCCTGCGTCCCCCAAGACGCTCTTTGACCGCTTGTCCGCCACGCAACAGCGCAAGGCTTTTGGTGAGGCTGGGGCAAAGGCGATCAACGATGGCGCCGACATGAGCGACGTAGTCAATGCCCGCAAGGCCATGGACTCGGTCGAGATGTTCGGCAAGAAAGTCCAAGTTACCTACGTGAACACAGGTAGTCGGCGCAGGAAGCAACCTCCCCGCCTCACGCCTGAAGAGATCTACAAGCAGTCGGACGGCGACCGAGACCACGCCATTCGGCTGCTCCGCAAGAACGGCTACCTCCGATGACGCAACGTCCGGAGCACCTACGAACTTTCGTACGCGCGCAACGCGCCGAGAGGAACACGCATGCCCGAGATTGAGAACGCAACGGATGAGATCACTACCACTGATGAGGTGGCCCCGGCGGTTGACGCTGAGGGTGCGCAGGTCAGTGGTGGAGAGTCTGATCCGGATGGCGCCGACCAGCTAGGCGACGCTGGTAAGAAGGCGCTTGACTCCATGAAGGGCAAGTGGCGCGACGAGCGTACGAAGCGGCAGGAGCTAGAGCGGCGCATCGCTGAGCTAGAGACTGCACCCAAGGGAGAGACCGAGACTCCTGATGCGGATTCGATCCGTGCTCAGGCAGCGCGAGAGGCCAATGAGAAGGCCAACGCGCGAATCCTCCGATCGGAAGTCAAGGCAGCTGCCGCAGGCAAGTTCGCCGACCCGGCCGATGTCCCGCTGTTCCTTGACCTCACCAAGTTTGAGGTTGACGAGAACGGCGATGTGGACGCGGACGAGATCAACGACGCGATCGAGGAACTACTAACCAGGAAGCCGCATCTAGCCGCAACGGCACGGCCACGCTTCCAGGGAACCGGCGACGGTGGAGCAGCGCGCAAGGCGTCTGGCCCTACTCAGCTAACACATGAGGATCTGGCAAAGATGAGTCCCGAGGCGATCGTCAAGGCGAAGCGCGAGGGACGTCTGTCCAACCTCCTATCTGGCAAGTAGCCAAACCCCCTATGCGCTGGTCTATCTGACCGGTCATAACCCACTCAGAAAAGGACTTCAAGCATGGCCGTTACTCAGTTCATCCCCACGATCTGGAATGCGCAGCTACTAACTGACTTCCGCGAGCAGGCTATCGCCGCAGCGCTCACCAACCGTGAGTACGAGGGCAACGCCTCCGCCGGTAACGTCGTCAAGATCGGCTCGGCCGGTGCCATCGCGGTCAAGGACTACAAGGCTGGTAACGCTGGTGTCCCGCGCACCACGGCTGCTGACACTGTCTCCGCCACCACGGTTGACCTGCTGATCGATCAGGAGAAGTCCTTTGACTTCTACGTGGACGACATTGACAAGGCGCAGGCCGCCGGTTCGATGGACGCTTACACCCGTTCCGCTGGTGAGGGTCTCGCCGAGGATGCTGACAAGTTCATCCTTTCGACCGCTGTTGCTGGTGCTGCTGCGGGCAACGTCATTCCGGCGATCACGCAGACTACGCTAACCCCGGCGCAGGTTCTCAACGTCATTCGCGACATGCGCAAGGCGCTGAACAAGGCCAAGGTTCCGGCCGGTAACCGCGTGCTCGTCATCAACGCCGAGTTCGAGGCGCTGCTCCTGGACAACGCGTCCAAGCTCACCAACGTCGACCAGAGTGGTTCGCCCGCTGGTCTGCGTGAGGCTTCGCTAGGCCGTCTGCTCGGCTTCGACATCTACACCTCGGAGAACCTGCCGACCACGGCCAAGTCTCAGGCGCTTGCGTTCTACAAGCCGTCGGTTGCCTACGTCTCGCAGGTCGAGAAGACCGAGGGCATGCGCGCTCAGGACAAGTTCGCCGACCGCCTCCGTGGCCTTCACGTCTACGGTGCCAAGGTTCTGCGCGCTGGTGTGGGTGTCACCACCTTCACCGCTTCCTAATCCAATCTGCTGAGGGGTCACCTACGAATTTTCGTGGGTGGCCCCCGGCCCCAACTGAGCATAGGAGGTTGACCCTTGGCGCTCGTCATCGGTCCCAATGGTGCCGAGGTCTACATCCCGGATGAGGACGCACCCTGCCTAGTCGGTAACGGTGAGCGTGGACACAGCTACGCACCGGAGCCCAAGCCTGAGCCCGTGAAGCGCGCCCCGCGCCGCACGACTTCCAAGTAAGAGAGGTGGCCACGATGGCACTTGCACCGTTGGCCACCATCGCCGACCTAGAAGCGCGTGGCGTCACTGTCGCGCCCGAAGAGACCGCAGCGGTAAACGTCCACCTAGACGTTGCCTCCACGCTGGTCCGTGATGCCGCCGGTTCGCCCATCAGCGAGTCGGTCAGCACTGTGATCCTGGAAGGTAGGGGCGGGCGCCTGCATCTACCTGGTGGCCCCGTGACGGCCGTCTCTGACGTTGTCGTTGATGGGGTGGCAGTCTCGGACTACAAGCTACTGAGCGGCTCTCTGACGCGCTCCTGTGGCTTTGACTACGGCACAGAGGTTGTCGTCACGTACATGCATGGCCTGTCGACCGTACCCGCTGACATCGTCGACATCGTCTGTCGTCTGGTCGGGCAGGAGCTAGTAGCGCTCCGCAGTGGTGACGTTGCTTCGCGCGGTATCACATCCGAGCGTATCGGCGACTACTCGGTTACCTACTCGGACGCCGAGACCGGAACCATGTGCCTGTCTGAGTATCAGCGCAACCGCCTCGCTGCTCGGTTTGGCAACGGCGCAGGGGTCACGGTGAGAAGCCTGTGAGCCTGGCCCGGTTGATGAACGCGAGTGTCTCCGTGTGGCGCATGTCCTCGGTGCCCGATGGTGCCGGGGGAGAGACCACGTCCCTTGTACAGATCGCCACATCCCGTGCGCTGATCAGCCAACCGTCTGCGTCTGAGCGCATGCTCGCCGACCAGGGCCAGTCTCAGCACTCGCACACGATCCACACCCCGCCGGGCACTGATGTCCGCCGGGGCGATGAACTGCGGCATGGCTCCCAAGTCTTCCGAGTCCTCTCGGTGTTCGAGCCTTCCCGCCCCATCTACGTACGCGCTGATGTGGAGCTGACCCAACATGGGTAGGCACCCGCGCGCGGCCGGTGGTCGGTCTGGTGTGTCCGTGTCTATCAGCGGTAGTGAGGCTCTGCTCAAGCAGTTGGAGCACACCACTAGCCGGTTGCACCAGGCCGTTCGCAAGGCGGTAGAGGACGCGTCCAAGGAAGTAGTAGCCAACGCTCAGCGACGGGTCCACGTCGACACTGGCAACCTCAAAACGTCCGTGGACTACACCATGTCGGACGGCGCGAAGATCAAGTCAGAGATTGGCTGGAAGGATCGGGACGACCGGTACGCCGTGTGGCAGGAGTTCGGCACACAAGCCATGCCCGCCCGCCCCGCACTAGGCCCGGCCTTCAACGCTGAGAAGCGCAAGATAGTCCGCCGGATTGGAGACGCCATCAACGCAGTGATCAACGGATGATCCCGCTGTTCGCAATTCAGTCCGCCATCTACGCCAAGCTGAACGCTGATCCGCTGCTCGCAGGCAAGGTGTTCGACTACGTCCCAGACGGAACGGCATACCCGTACATCCGCATTGGTGAAGCCTCGGACGCTGAACACAACAGCCTGGCTTCCCGTGGCTGGTCGACCCTGGCCACCATTCATGTCTGGTCTCAGGCTCACGGATTCTCCGAGGGTCTGGCACTGGCCAACAAGGTAACTGAGCTGCTCGACCTAAAGCCCCTCAATGTCAGCGGGTATGCGCACATCGCCACTCGCTACACATCCACTCAAACGCTCGTCGACCCGGAGCCTCCGGGGGACATCCGCCACATCGTCATCAGCTTTACCGTCATCACGGAGGAATAACCATGTCTGGAATCAACGCGTTCGGTACCAAGCTACAGCGAGGCGACGGCGCAGCTACTGAGGTGTTCGTCAGCATCGCCGACGTCACCGCGCTTACCCCGCCTGCGCTAAGCCGAGACACTCTCGACGTCACGTCGCACGACAGCGCAAACGGGTGGATGGAGTTTGTGGGCGGCCTGAAGGATCCGGGCGAGTGCTCCGCTGATGTCAACTACCAGCCTGCCGAACACGACGACCTAGTCAGCGACTTTGAGGACGACGTTCCGCGCAACTACAAGATTGTTTTCCCGGACGGCACCACGTGGGCATTCGCCGCGCTGCTGACCGGTTTCGAGCCCGACGCCCCGTACGACGACAAGCTAGCGGCCACGCTGACTTGGAAGGTCACCGGCAAGCCGACCATCACCCCCGGAGTCTAAGCAATGTCCATTCTCAATCGCGATGCAATCCTCGACGCCGAGGACAAGAACTATGAAGACGTTGACGTTCCGGAGTGGGGTGGCACTGTCCGTATCGCTGGTATGACCGGCGCCGACCGGAACTCCTACCAGGCTTCCATGGTCGTGCTCAGTCCGAACGGCACTGTTCAGCGGCTCAACATGCAGGATCAGCTAGCGAAGCTGATCTCTCGCTGCCTCATCGACGAGTCCGGCGAGCGTCTATTCAGTGACAAGGACATCAAGGCTCTCTCGGCCAAGTCCGGTGCTGTTCTTGACCGTCTCGGCGATGTTGCCATGCGGCTCTCCGGTCTCCGAAAGGAAGACGTGGAGGCTGCGGCGGGAAAATCCGAGAAGACCCTGAGCACCGATTCCACTTCCGACTAGCAGCACATCTTGGGTACACGGTCCCGGAACTACTCGCGCGCGTCTCTTCCCGTGAGATCACGGAATGGATGGCGTACGAATCGGTTTCGGGGCCGTTGGGTCCTGAGCGCATGGACTCTCTGATTGCCATGTTGACGGCGACTGTCGCTAACACTGCCCGTGGCAAGGGCACCAAGGCTTCGACCCCCAAGGACTTCATGCCTAAGTGGGATCGAGGACAGCGGCAGGACTGGCGGGAGATGCTTTCCGCTGTCAAGACGTACAACCGCCAGATTGGAGGCTCAGAGAAGTGACCCTAGACGACCTAATGGTTTCCATCGGGGTTGATACCAGCGAGCTAGAAAGTGGAATGGATGACGGTGTCCAGCGTGCTAACAGCAAGCTAGGCGAACTGGGAAAGGGTGCGGCCGGTCTCGCTGCTGGCGTAGGCGTGGGCGCACTCTTCTCCGAGGGATTGCAGGCAGGCGTAGACCTAACTGCGGTGAACTCCACGCTTCAGAGTCAGTACGGCCTGACCGAGTCTGAAGCGGCCACGGCCGGTAAGGCTGCTGGTGCTGTCTACAGTGGTGGGTTTGGCGAGTCCATCACTGAAGTGGGGGATGCCGTTGGTGCTGTCACGCAGGCGCTAAAGGGCTTGGGTTCCATGACCGAGGCCGAGACCACGCAGATGACCGAAGACGCCATGTCGGTTGCCAATGCGCTAGGCGTAGACGTTGCCGACGCTGCCACGGCCGCAGGCAAGATGATTTCCAACGGCCTGGCCAAGGATGGTACCGAGGCATTCGACCTGCTGACGCAGGCTTCCAAGACGCTGCCCAAGTCCATGGTTGGCGACATCACTGAAGTGGTCGGCGAGTACGGACAGCAGTTCAAGCGACTGGGTATCAGCGGCGCCGACGCGTTCGGCATGCTGTCTCAGTACGTCAAGGCCGGTGGTAAGGACATCGACCAGGCCGCAGACATCATCCACGAGTTCGGCCGTATCACTACGGAGAACACGGCGCAGGCTTCTACCGCATTCAAGTCCCTGGGGCTCGACTCCAAGGACATGTTCGCGCGTCTGAAGTCCGGCGGTAAGGATGCCGAGACTGCCATGGGTGACGCCATCACGGCTATCCAGGGTGTCAAGGATCCGGCCAAGCAGGCTCAGCTAGCCGTTCAGCTATTCGGCGACATGGCCGGAGAGCAGACGGACGCGCTGTTCGCGATGAACCCTGCGGCTGCTGCTGCGGCATCGGGCATGGATAAGGCCGCAGGCTCAGCGGCCAAGGCAACTCAGAGCATGTCGGCCACGCAGTCCCTTGATGTGG